ACCAATAGTAGGAGAGTCGCCTGCTGTAGAGTTTACTGTCACTCCAGTAACGAGAGCTACATGTTTTACAAACAAACTATCAACAGCCGCTGACAATGTTGTTGCGCCAGTTACAGCAAGAGTACCTGTTACAGCAAGAGTACCGCCAACGCTGGCGTTGTTGCTATAGGTAGAATTAGTAGTGACTTCACCTGTGTCAGCGTCTTTTGTGATGTCGTTGAAACCGTTTTCGGAACGGACTGCTCCGGTAAAAGTTGTATTCGCCATGAGTATCTCCTGTCGTGGCTAATGTCAGGTACGGGATGCACCTGTCAGGGATAAGTTTTTATACCACACAAAAAGAAAAGGGGCAACAAGTGCCCCCTTCTTATATAGCGTCTTACGCGCCGGGTGATCCGAAAATCCCTAGGGGATCAGATACGCCGAACGAATATCGCTCTCTAGCTTTATAGCGGCTGTTGCCCGTATCAAAGTCAGCATCCATAGATGTAGACATTGGAGAACGAACAAAGTGCTTTAAGCCATTTGGTATGTCGGTGGTAAAGAACCACGCATCAGTATCTGTTAGATAATGATTGATTGTGTAACCTTCTGGAATTGAACCGTTGTTACGGATCGCGTTCAGATCGTTATCAGCAGTACCAACACGGCCTTCGGTTTCCAACAAACGAGTTGCAACGAATTGCAGGTTTGGTGGAATTACCAACTTACGAGGTCTAGCAGCAATCAACAAGCCACGCTCATCAGTCCAGCTAGAGACCTGAATAACGGCGGCTTCTAAAGAAGTCTCGTTAAGGTCAGCAGCAGTGCCGGGAGTGTTTGAGTTGGTGCCACCGTTAACTAACGGGTGAGCCGTGCTACATAGAGCTACACCATCGCCGTAAACATTAGTTCCACTGAACGCATTGTTCAATATGGAAGCAGCTTTTACTTGCTTGGTGTACGCCATAGCGCGTGCTAGAGCCTTGGTATAACGAGATGACAGTGAGTCATACAAGTTATCTTCAATCGCTTCCTCAGTGATTGAAAAGCCCATAGCCACGGTCTCGTGCGTGTATCTAGCTGTAAATGCTTCTTGCGCGTTATCATATTCGATAGCAGCGCCTTCACCCTTAACAGGTGCAGCAGAAAAGCCTGATAGCTTGGTTTCTTCTTCAAAAGAACGGTCAGAAGTCTCTGATTCAAAGATTTCTTTATGCTCTTCGCCGTACTTCGCATACTCCATACCAAATAGAGCGTTAAGCCCCGGTAGGAGTTCCTTTAGTAGTTGTGCGCGTGAAATAGCCATTATTTAACTCCTGTTACGCTGTACCGGTGGAAGCATAATACTCATGCTGACCGAAGTTAATTTTAACAATAGCCTCTGGATACTGTCGGAATACAAGCGTGGAGCTTGAAGCGAAAGCAGTAATAGGCGCTTGGTTGAGAACAACACTTGTTGCCCCAGCGGCAGCAGCCGTATCTACAAATGATCCAGAAGCAATAAAGTTACCATTAGAGTCTAAGGAACCCACATCAGTACCAACTACCAAAGCTTGTGGCAGAGCCGAACAAGTTACAGTAGCAGTAGAAATGGAGCCGAACGTAGACGTACCTAAAGACTTCTCTGTGTCTTCAAAAACTGAGAGCATACGAAGCGGTAAAGCTGCCGTAGTCGCAGGAGTATTGCTAGGAGACAGAAGTGCATTACTAGAATTACCAGTTGTAGTGTTACCTACAGTGTTAATCATAGCGATGTTCTGCCCAACCATTGCTTGTGCAACAGAAGCAATAACAGTAGTTGCAGAGCAAGCTGCTATCTTGAAACATAGATCAGGATCATCAGCAACAATACCCACAATATCACCGGCTGCTGTACTAGCAGGGTAATTTTGAGAGAATGTAAGCTGCTTGGTATTTGGATCTGTAAAGCTACAACCTACAAATACGCCGACAACGGTGCCAACTGTACCAGTAGTTACTGCTATACGTTCCAAGTTACCTCTAACAAGTGCTACTAAATCTCCATTGAAGATTCCAGTACCATAATTGTTAATAATTTTATACTGTCGGGTAGACCCGACGTACTTTTGCCCGCCAATTAGATTGACTGGCTTTAGCCCATAAGGGGCATCAATAGTTGGATAAGCCATGCTAACCTCTTAACATTTAAATTTATTTACCCTTGCCAAACGATACGCTTGTTTTACGTTCGTTAAACATGGGCATACGGGGGTCGTTTTCTCGCATGAGGTTGTTGTCTACAGATTGCATCTGAGACTGAGTTTGAGCATCGTAGTGTTCAGTCCGCTCTTCGACCATCTCTTTTGGAGCCTTACAAAGCATTAAGCCACCCATTACCACGTTTTCTGCAAAGCGTTCATTCTCTACATTGACCATAGTTATTTCTGGGTGATCTACGGATTTAACCGGCTCCCAACCTTCACGTAATTTTGAAGATACATTAGTAGCGTCAATTTGACCTTGTGTGCTCACGCGCACCCACCGAAATGTGTATCCGTCTTGGTCATCAGGAGAAGGCAATACTTCAGCCCTGTTCCAATGCTTCTTACGAGTACTTTTTTCGCGTGTGGTATGTTCGCGGTCAAGTCTGTTTGTAGCCATTATGTATTCCTCTCTAATGCAGCCTTGTGTTTGGCGTATTCTTCCAGTGGGATTCCAAGTTTTTTAGCGATAGCCACTTGTGTGTGCGATAATGTCACCTTTCGAGGTGCTGTGCTCCGCGTAGCGGGTGCAACCACATTTGTCTGTCGTTTAGTTCTAGGTTCCTCAACTGTAGTATCCTCGAAATTTTCGGGGAATACTTTTCGCATACGGGCATCAATAGCCTCGTAGTATTCGTCGCTTTGTGGGTCAGCCCCACCTTTGACTAATTTTTGATGTACCCCAATGGCATATGCAGTCATCTCATCGTCGGTATGGAACCAAGAATTCTGGGCTACCCATTCTTCCGCTTTGGGATCACGAGCCGGGGCTTGTGCTTGATTGTTTTGTACAGGAGTTTCTTCTTCTTGTAAAGCCGGTAATCTAAAGTTATCTAGCTTATCTGACTTTATTTTGGCGTTAGTTAACTCTTCTTGCGCCATTACCAAACGATCTGCATCGCCACTCTCGTAAGCGTCTTTATATGCTATCTTTGCGCCGTTAAGCTCTGAACCTACAACAACCTTAGCTTGTTCAAGAAGTGCTTCGCGGGTATCGCCTACATCACTTTTTAACGCCCTATTTTCTTCAGCTAGACGTTTTGCTATGTTTTCTAACTCTTGGTTGGCCCGCTGGGCTGACTCTTTAGCTCTACGTTCGTCGTGACGCACCCTGCTGAGTTGCGAAAGACGTTTCCGCACTTTTGTAGAGTAGTCTTTTAACTCTTCGTCCGTAACATCTTCTACATCCGAGGACTTCCTACGGTAGCGGTCATCTTGAGGAGTGTCATTAACGACTTCTATGTTTAGCTCTTCATCTTCGTCTTCAACTTCAGCTTCAACGGGGGTATCTGTGTAATCTTCAGCACTTTTCTTACCAGATATATCAATTTCCACAGAATCTGAGTCTTCTACTTCTACGTTAGAAACTTCTTCTTCGTCATCTGGAAATGAGTATTCAACTTTTTGAAACGGCATGGTCTACTCCTTATGCTCTTTGAATGCCACGGGGATCGGCTACAACGGCTTCAATAGAATCATCGTTCATTAAACGATATTCAGAGCCTTCAACGGTAAATCTAGTGCCAGTGTTAGCGCGGAACATTACGTAGTCCCCTTGCTTACACCACGGCCCATTAGGAAACCTGTCTGGATCACTATAGGCTTGTTCACCCATATCTAGCACAAGTCCTATAATAGACATGACCTGCTCGTGATTTTTAGTGGTTACTGACTTTAATAGGTCAGTGCCCTCAAAGGCTTCTTCTACTACCGGCATAGCGATCAACACCCTATAACCCACAGGCATAGGTAGTTGTGCTTCAAATTCATCTTCAGTAGGCTCTACTGCTGTTACAGCTTCACTCATCTCCATACTCCATATTTCGCGAGAGGTCTTCTACATATCCCAGACAAGCTTCGAGACCCCGAATTAAGCCTGTGGTTTCCTTGTACATGGCGAAGTCTTTAGCTCCACCACCACTTAGGAATTGTAGCGCAGAGGATTTATCTTCCTCGATTTTCTTCTTTAGCACGTCTAAGACGGTTGTTGCCATTATTGGCCCTTATTTTTGTTGGTATCCTTTATAGTTTTAAGTAGGTCAAGATCCAACTTGGTGTTGTCTTTCCTACGATCTGCGGCAAGTTTTGCACCAGCTTTCTGGGCATCTATTTCTAGTTCTTGCTGTTTGATTTGTAGCTCGGCTTGGTCTATCTGAGCATCTTGTTGGCTTACTTGAGCCTTTAGCTGTAGTTCAGCTTGTTTGGCCTGCATATCCATCTGATCTCTCTGCGCCTGTAGTTGCATATCCATTTGGGTGTTTTGCATATCCATTTGGTCTTTCTGCATCTTACGCTGCACTTCTTGCTGTTTGATCTGTAGCTCTTGCTGCTGCATCTGTACCACAGGATCTTGAGCCTTCTGCTGCGCTTGCTGCTGCGCTGCCTGCTGTTGGTTCTGCTGTGTAAGTTGTTGTCCAGCCTGCGCCATAAGACGGGCCAAGTTGACCTCCATGTCTTCTGGTAGCTCTGCATTGGGGTTAGGTAGCGGTACACCTAACTTCTCTTCCATAGACTTACGGTATTTAAACGCCAAGTGCTCTGCTATGTGTGCTTGTAGTGCCGCAGCCATACGTTGCGCTTGGGGGTTCTGCCCCATTACTTGAGCAATCATAGGGTCTTGCATAAACGACTGGTGAGCCGCCATATGCGCGTCATGGTCTTGATAGATAAACGCCTTCATAGGCTTACCGTTCAAGTTGTTCATGTTCTCACTGACTGGATCAGTGGGTCGTATATCGTCTGTGGTTGGTACTAGCTTGTCAGCGTTCTTAACCCCCAACACCTCAATCATCTGCCTGTGTAGCTGTGGCAGGTCGTAGATCTGTGGTGCTTGTTGCGACATCTGCAATACCGCTTGGTATTGTACAACGCGCTGGGCCATTGTGGAGCTATTCGGATCACTGACGGGTATAACGTCAACCATCTCATAGTCTGCTCTACGGGCTGTTTGTTCTCCACGGAGCGGCTCATACGAATACTCTGCGGGTGCGTGCTCTGCCATGATAGCTTTAAGAAGTTTAAACTCCTGCTTCATGGTGTAGTGAACACGAGCCTGTACTGCCGCCATAGGCTTTAACGTACGCTCTAACAGCGCCAACGTAGTGCCCACAGGGGCATTGGCTGACATGTCAGAGATGTTCATATCACTGATAGCGCCTAAACGACGGCCTTCAGTAGTAATCTGGTTAAGTAGCGCCAGTAGTGTCTGGCTAGGGTCTTTATAAGGGAGCGGCATGATGTTGTCGCGAATACTGCCTGATGGCACGTCCACGTCCTTCCACTCACCCGGCTCAATCGGAGTATCATCTCCCTTAATACGTAACCCACGAGCCTTTAGACCACCCGGTAGGTTAGATAGAGTACCTGCATCTACAAGCTGGCGTATAAGAGACGTACCCGCTTTAGCGTATCCGCCAATAATGTGAATCAAGCCAAGGCCGTAGAACCCAAATCCCGGTACGTACGAGTAGTGTACGAAGTGCTGACGCTTTAACATCAACTCATCTTCTTCGTTCCAGTTACGACGAATCGCTAGGATCTCATTCGTACCACGCTCAAGCGTTATGACATAAGGCTTGGCTATCTCGTCCTCATCTTCATCAACACCACCAATAACCATATCAGCGTGTACTTCATATAAAGAGTAGCGGTTGTCCTCTGTTATAGAGTAACCACCTTCTTCAGCCTTACGCTCTTCAATGTCTGTGTGATACGCCTGCGGCTCACCCAACTCTATATCGCGGTAAAACCCAGCTACCTGTAGCTTACGTATCTCATTCTTGGTCTTACGCATGACGTGCGTAACACGTTCTGCGCTTTCTATAGTAGACGCGCCGTAGGGCACTACTACATCTTCGGCAGGGATATACAGAGCTACCTGCCTGCCTATGTTTGGATCAAAGTAAACTTTCTTAAACGCGCTACCAGCCAATCCTAGGCTATATAGAAGCCGTTCGTGCTCTGGGCGGTACTCCACCATACGCTCAGTAAGCTCATAATTCATATCCGCTTTTACGCGGGCTGCGGCTGCTTCTTTATCTTTGTCTTCTTCGCCAAGGATCTTTACCCGTACTGGGCCAGCGGCTGGGAACGTCTCTGACATAGTTTCAGCTTGAAAACGTATAGCAGCTTCGGCAAGTACTGTAGAGTACACACCACACGCGCCTTCCCACGGCTCGGTACGCTCTTCGTACTGAAAGCCCAGAACATCTAAGCCTTTAACGTATGTATCAGCCCAGTCCTTTCGGCTTGTCACGTCAGCTTCTATTAACCCTATAAGCTCATCTGCTAACTCATTAAGGTCAGACTCTTCTAGTTCTTCGGCTATGTTAGAATCAAACCCGCCAGATACAGGATCTTGACCCGGAATAATAGTGATCTCCATACTGCCATCATCTAAGGTGACGCTATCTGGATTTACAATCTCTATCTCAAGGCCAGCGTCTTCGCCTTCCATAAGCTCGTCGTCTATGCCCTGTGGGGCTGCGTATAGTCCTTTCTCAATAGCCATAATGTATCTCTAGTAGTAGCCGCTTCCGCGTCTCTTAAAATATCTTTGTTCTTCTGGCTCATCACTAGGTAAGCGTATAAACCCACCCTGCCTAAAACGCATAAGAGCC